AATGCGATATAATCATAGTACTTGGGATCTACATGATCGAGATCGCTCCATACTGTCAATTGATTGGCTAGTCTATGGAATTTCTTCATCTGCCTGTCCAATGCATATCCGAAGCACTCATTTGCTATATTCTGCAAATTAGGTGGCAGAGACATATATGTACTTCCAATGTCATCAAATTGGTACATGTCAGCGCCCCCTATTCTCTATCATAATCTCCAAATACAATTTCTAATGATTCACATACAGCAACTTCATTTTCTGCCATTGCCTGGTATGCAGGTTCTTCTATCTCTATCCTGGAACCACCTGCTGCATTCACATACGCTGTCAATATTCCAGGATTAATCGCCCTGCCTATCTTGCTTTTGGTATATTCAGCAAATTCTTTTCCGGCATCTTCTATAGCTTCTTTGATTCCATCTGCAATTTCTTTCTTGTCAATCGAAATATAATATGTAGCTTTTATTGAATATTTCTTGACTGTTGGTGGAATCACTTCCACTTTGTCCGTGTCTGGTGTCTGTTTCAGGCTCTTGATAAACTCATATATCTTATTACAGTAGTCTTCCTGCGGTATCACACCATTTTGTAGTAATACATATATCTTTACTAATGCTTCTTTGGTAGTTATTACCTTCACATCTACGATATTGCTGCTGTACATTTTGACCAATTCTATATATGCGTTTTCAGGACCGGCTACCGAATATACATCCGGGAAGTTATAAATCAACTCTCTCAGTTCTTCATTGGTATATTCGTCATGCCCACCTGCGCTTGTTGTTGTATTCTCTACACTGTCTACAAGATTAATTGGATCAACTATAAGGTTGAGCTGTCCAGGTAGATATCCATTTCCCTGCGTGCCTACTGACATGCATGTTGCACTTGTATCAACATATAGCTCTCCCGCCACTATAGCGGTTTCTTCATCTGTCTGGAAAAAGACCTTATCCCCGGACGTTACCCTTGTGCCTGCCGGTATGGTAACGTCTGTCAATTGTTCATCCTGTAGATGGAATCTTAGCGTAACCTTTGCCGACTCCGTGCCGTCTTCCTTGAACCCAAAGCAGCTTGCCCAGTTCTTCAGGAAGTCACCATGCATGTATTGGAGGAAATTGAGCTTGTGTCGTTCATTCATGATAGATGCAAGCTGAAAGAGTTTTCCAGCTGTCACATTCAACAGGATTCTTCTTGAATCAGCCGGGTATAGTGTCAGGTCTTCTCCCGTCAAGTCCTTCCATTTGCTTTCATAATCTGCAATCATGTCATTTACAATGGAATCATACGTAAGTCCTTCATCTTCCAACAGATCAATCTTAGGTAAATTATCAAGTGAATTAATACTAGCCATTGCTGCTTATCACCACCTTAACTTTATTTTCCCCGGAAAAACCCACTTCTGAAACCTTGGCTCTGTCTTCCCATCTTCTAGCCTGTGTGATTACTTCCGCTGCATAGCTGTTCTTCCTTATTTCAGACGCATCCTGTGGCGGGTAATCCTTAATTCCCATATCCCGAATAAATGGGGCTGTGCCATATGGTGTAGATGCCAATGTTTCAATATTGTTTCTGATGCTTTCACTTTCTGTTTGAGTCATTTTTCTTCCTGATAATATTTCAACTTCCATAATGTCCCCCTACTTAGGAATCGTAAGAACCTGCCCAGGATAAATCAGGTTGGGATTCTTGATCTGATTATTGTTTGCATTGAAAATCTTTGTGTATGATGCACCTTTACCGTAATATTTCTTTGCAATGTTCCAGAGGCAGTCACCCTTTTTCACTATATAAGTGTCGCTGCTTGTTACGGCTGGTTCTGATGATGTCCCATCTCCAAATTCCCTGCCCGGTATTGTTTCAATCAGCGCTACCTGATTGGCATACTCTTTGAGTTTCAATGCAAGCCCTATCCTGATTGGCCGTCCATCTGCATACATGGATTTGTAGGTTTCTGTAATCTCCGTGATCACATATGGGTTATCTCCAACCTGCCGCCCACCAAGTATAAAATTCTCTGCCTGCCCAGCACTTTTCATTGCAAAAAGCTTGTCCTGTACATCCAATGGTCTGAATCCGAATCTGGCATCTGCTTCTATTTCAAGTGACAGCTCATCCAGTCCATCTGCACCAAATTCAAGATATGCCTTTTCCCCGTTCCGTTCATGCTCCGCATAACTGGCTGTAGCCGACCTTGCCAAATCATGGAACGATAACATCTTGTTACTTCCCATACACATAAAGCTCACAGTGCCGAAGTTTCCCACATTTGCCATGTCTTATCACCCCTGCGTCAATGTTCTATACACAAGTTCATCAACTACTATCTTTTTTGCTGTAATTTCCATCGTCTCCGAGTTCTGGTCATATTTAAGTGCTGCATTGCCCGGAAATTCTTTATAGTAAATTCCTTTACCGCTTACCTTTGGGGCATTATCCTGTAGGAAAATCTTCCCCAGTATTACCCCTTTCCCAATCTGCCCGTCTATCTCTTCAAATATTACTGCGACCATATCGCCTGACCCCGGCATATAATATTCAGACGAAAGAAAAGGCACATCCTGTATGACCTGATTCTCCCTGTCCGGTAATGCAATATTCGCTGTACCACTTTCATAATTCACAGTCGATACTTTTCCATAGAATAATGTTGCCATATATCCTCCTAAAACTCCGTTACAGCCTTATGTGCCGTAAGTGATATGGTATACTTCCCACCGGACTTCTGATGAGTGATGGCATCAATAAAATACTTACCATCCAGATTCCCAAATCCGTCCAGGTTAAAGCAATCAGCTGCCAGATATTTTGCGCTTCCCATCATTTTAATGGAAACCTGCAAACTCTCCCTCAGGTTCTTCCTCAGGGCTGCCTTGGCTTTCTTCTCGGCATCACCAAGGGATTCTGCCTTGGTTGTAACAAACATCTGGCGCTTGCCTTCCTTGCCTGGGATACTGTACTCATACGTCAGCGTCTTGCCCCTTTTTCCATTCGTATACTGGATTTTTACACTGTCATACAACTTTGTGGTCTGCTTATTTATACTGTATGAGCCGCTTCCGCCAAGCTGGTCAGCAGTTATCGTATATCTTGCTTCCTTGCCCTCATACGCAGTCTGGTCATATACAATCATCTTATTGTTGTACAGTTTGAGAGACAGGCCATATTCACTGCATAATGAATAGGCAAAAGCAAGGTCTGTCTTGCCTGTCTGATTGACTGAATCAATCTTTACATCCTCTGCGTCAAAAGCCAATTCTATACCAGCCTCTGTAGCAATGCTTTCCATAATAACTTTTATAGTGGTCTTGCTCCAAGTCCTGTTCTTCTGCTTCACATTGAAATTGCTGTCTGTCGGAGTAGATATGCCCGATAGCTGTAACTTCTCTGGATAACCGGAATATTGCAGGGAATCAACGGCAAAACAACCGCAATATATCTTTCCATCCTTATAATCTGCTGCCCATTCCTGTAACTGAATCCACGCTTTGAACGTATCTTCATCCAGCGGATAAAAGCCGTTCATCCACTTCTTATTTATATTGGACAGGGACAGCGTCATGGTATCCGCTGTCCCTGTTGCATTATCTTTCCATGTGAATGATTCACAGTCATTTGCAATGATTTCTGTTGCTTCTATATTATTATATTCTATTAAGAGCTTAGACCTCATTGTCTCCATCAGCCATTATCCCTCCATGGTGGCAGCTCTGATGCCGTAGTCTGTCCAGCTATTTCAGGACACCATACTTTAGTGCCGGCAGAGAATATATATGTAGTCATGATTTCACGGTTCTCAGGCGCATTTAATAACTTCCCGATCATCCGTTCATTCTTATATACCTTCCATGCGATATAATCCCACATGTCACCCTGCTTTGTTTCGTAATAATAACCACCCATATCCCACTCCTACATGTTAAAACTTACCCTGGAATTCTCTTTCTGAATCTGCACGATCATTTCACGCAAATCATCCATTGACAGTTCAAGTCCTTTTTGGATTTCTTCTCTGGTTGCATTTCCCTGTACCACTATATTCGGGTTAAACGAGATTTGAATTCCACCTGTATCAGAATGGCTGGAATTGCTACCACTATTACCACCTGTTAAGCCTGCCAGTAATGTTCCATCCCTGTTTACAGGCTGGAACATTCCAAGGATTTCGCCTGCTTGTGTCCATATGTCTTTGGCTCTGGAAGAACCATCCAAAGGTACTGCTGCCTCTGCGCCATTCTCCGCAAACGTTGTCAGAATGGGCTTATCATAGATACCTCCTTGTGCATTATGGAATACCTTTGCCCCGTTATATAGCCTGTTCGTTCCTAATGCTGCTGTAAGACTCGGCTCTAAAGTAAGATTAACTTTTGCTTCCGTTGAATAATCCTTTGAAAAAAAGTACTCAATCTGTGCTTCTGTCCATGTCCTCAGTGTTCCGATTTCTGATAATGTATTCTTCTTATAATTAGCAACACCGTCATCAGAAAATGCACTCAAACCTGATAATCCATTCTTAGCCATATTGCTGTTATAGGCTTCGTATATACTTGGATTGGTAAGTTTCTTTGAGGATTCACTTCCTGATGCTGTTGTTTCTAAATCCTCTGTTTGCTTGCTCATATACATGCTGGCTTCATCAATCTGCATTCTTTGAAATGCATTATTTTGCGTAGCAATATCTAGTGCATTATCAATTACTTCATCTTTGTTGACATTTACCAAACTATTAAGCATATCCCATTTTTTTATAAAATCCTGTATATCGCTAGGGACATCTTCTCCAGCAGCTTCATATGCTTTTTGAATATCAATAAGCGAATCAGCTGTTGACTGCATCTGTTCCAGATACTGTGATAATGCACTTCTGTCTTTTTCTACAGGATTATCTTTCGTAGCCTGATATATCTCATCTTTTATATTAGCAATGATGAATTCTTCGTCTTTTTGCCACATTTCATCACTAATATTATCTTTGTTTGTATAGTTTGCTATAATAGTATCTATATCCTTCTGATACTGTTCCAGTTCACCTTCCAACTCAGGATATGCATCATGTAATGTGTTAAGCATGTAATTAATGCCACTCATGGCAGCATCAGTCTGCGCCTTGTAATATGCTTCCCATGCCTGCCCGGAATCCGTATCAAAATCCTGCTGTGTATAACTTGGGTCAAGTGCAAGTCTCGCATGATACTCTGTCATCAGGCTTTCATATGCCTGCTGTGCACCTTCCTGACTCTCCTGGATATAATCTCCCAGGTCATCCTGAAGCTGTGCCATGGAATCCGGTGTCAGGTCTGCTCCACCGTACTTCAGAGTTAATGACTCCAATTTTGCGGCATTCTCAGCATCCGATATTGCAGCTGTAATATTGCTTATCTTAGCAAGATATTCCTGTACAATCGCATCTTCGTCTATATCTATGATTCCATCAAGTAATGCTCCATTGGTCTCATCATATAAGTAATCATGTAGTGAGGCTCCATATTCCTCTAACTTCTGTTGTAATGAGGCAAAGAAAGCGCTGCTCTCTGCATCCTGCCCGGAATCTTCTCCAAACAGTAATGTTGCAGCGATATGTACCTCATAGCCCTTATCTTCCGCATAGTCCTGCACAGAAGATATATACTTTTCAATGGTCTTCCCATATGCTTCATAGTCGTCAGTGTCCATATTGAATCCAATATTGACCTTCCAACTATTCTTTTGCAGTTCCGTCCAGACATCCGTTACTGCTTCAATGGCTGATGCTGTCTCCGCTGCTGATTTCAGCATGGATGATACGCCGTTCAGACTGTCTTCCCCTACTATCTGCCTTGCCAGTGCATCCAGTTCTTCCAATGACAGGTTCACTTTTCCGAAGTGTTCCGCAAGGTTAGCGTCCCTTGCTGCATCTTCCGCATCCTGAATCGCTCCTCTGATTGCTCCAAAGGCAGTCACTCCACCCCATAGTGCCAGTCCTGCCGCTGTTACCGGATTGGTAAGGCTCTTTACAATAGATAGTCCTACTGTTGCAGCTTTTATTAAGCCAATGCCTAATGCTACACCCTTTAGACCACCGATTACTGCCTGCTTATTATCAAGGAGCCAGTCACCGGCCTCCATTCCAAAGTTCCAGAACTTCTCTATCCCCTGTTCTGCACTTTCCGTCAGGTCGGCAAAATCCGCCCGGTGTGCTTCACCGAATTCTACAAGAGCATCTGTTGCTACAGGAAGTTTTTCCGCTGCCCAGCTTACAAATTCTTTGGCATTATCCGAATACAGATCAATGAATTGAATCTGCATATCTTCTTTTGCCGACTGAAACAACTTCTCTGATACTTCCAACGTGTCAGTAGTTGTCTCATACATCTTATCAAGGGCACCCTGGCTGCCTTCAATCTGAGATTTTAAAGCTGCAAATGCACTTTCCTGACCATCCTTTGCATTTACAGAATCTAACAGATACGCCATCTCTGAGTAATAATGGGTTCCCGCCAGTTTCTTCATGCTCATTGAGCGCTGCTCATCTGTCATATTAGACAATGCCGCATTGATTCGTTCAAGAGTCTCTTCGAATCCTATGAACTTACCATTCTGATCCCAGATATCTACTTTCAGGTTTGCTAATTCCTTGATTGCCTGTGCATTTCCAGCCAGACGAACGAACATGGAATTAAGTGCTGTTCCTGCTTCAGTATCTTTTTTACCATTATTGGCAAAAATTCCAAGTGATGTAATTGTATCATCAAGAGATACACCTAATGTCTTGGCAGCACCTCCTGAACCAATCAGTGCTTCCATAAGTTGTTCTGCATTGGTATTGGCTTTATTATTGGTCTGGATCAGCTTGTCCATATAACTTTCCATACCATCAACGCCGATACTTAGCGCACTCATGGAATCGGTCACAAGGTCGGATGTGGTCTTTAGTTCTTTGCCTGTTGCGGCTGTCATTTTAATGATTCCAGGCAGACCTTCTATTGACTGTTGTACATCCCATCCTGCCAACGACATGTATTCAAGAGCAGAAGCAGATTCTGTTGCCGTGAATATGGTTGTCCGTCCGGCATCCATTGCAGCCTGTTTCAAATCTAAGAATTCTGACGCACTTGCCTGGGAGATTGCCTGTACTGTCTTTATCTCAGTTTCAAATCCCTTATATGTTGTTGTGGCATCCGATATTGCTTTAGCCGCCGCTGTCGCCGCTCCTGCTGTTGCGGCTGTCAGACCAGCCATTGCAACGTTACTCATGGAATTGAGATCACTTAACGCTGCCTGTGCCTTATTCAATGTAGATTTGAAACTTTGGTTCGTTTTGGCTCCGATTTTTATAGTTAAATCATAAGTTGTCTGAGCCATTCACGTCCCCCCTTATCTGCTCTGCCTTCTTTGTCTGTCTTCCTCATCCATCTCAATAATGTCATTTACCAGCTCCATAAACTGGGATATTGGCATATTGGATAAGTACTCGATAGAACTGTTAAGTCTCATGGCAACTCTTATTTGTATTCTTTTCAGATTCTGCACCAAGCCATCTGATGCACCTAGTATAAAAAATACACTGTAATACGGTCTATGATGTGTCTCATATCCTTCCATTTTAAGGCATTGAAAAATTCTACCGGCAAGCCTGTTACCCTCATTGCAATATGTTTCGCATATGTAGTATCTGCAAACTTATTGATTGGATGGTGATTCATCTTTGCCATTACACGTTCTATGTATTCTCCATCTGTTGTAGTCAGGTCTTCCAGCCCCGATAAATCTAATTCACTAATCTTCTTTCCGTCCAGATCATAGGTTTTTGTCAGGGGAATAATATAAGAGAATCGGCTGTTCACTTCTTTTATATCCTCTGTTTTCTCTTCGCGTACTGTATCTGCTGCTGCTTCCAGTTCTGCACGCTCTTCTGTCTCACTGTCCATGATTTCTTTTCTGCTATCTTCAGCCATAGATTGTCTCCTTCTCTTTCTTCAATTCTTCCGATGTGACAGATTCTGTCACATTTTTCTTTTTAAAACAGCAGGGCTATCTATGCCCTGCCGTGATTAATACCTTAAATATAATTTAAAATATCTTTTGTAAGATCCTGTCCAGCCATAACTACCTTGCCATTGAACTTATCTACTTCCGCTACGACCTCACCGTCGATTTCATCCTTGTAGTAATACAGTTCTTTCGTAATACTTGGCTTTCCATATCCACCTTTCTTCAATGTACCAAAGTTGATAGCCTTGGTCATGCCACGAACAGTAATTGTTCTCTGTTTGAAGCTCTTCCCTGAATTCTCCGGGTCAATGAATTCCTGTGCACTTCTTAAAATCAGCGGCACATTGTCACGGGCTGCAATCTCTAATGAACTCTTGGCGATGTTGGAGAATGTAATTGTAAACTCCGCACTCTGGAACTGTCCTACAGTCGGGGAATCCACCTCACCTGCCATGCCCGCAAGATTGATACTCTCAGACATGCTTTGCAAATTAGGTAATGTCTGCTCATCTGTTACGCCGATCAGCTTGTTTGCATCGGATGCCGTTTCGAAATAGACGTTAAAGTTGTTAATTTTATCTGGAATTAACTTGCTCATTATGCCTCACCTCCTGTTTCAAATGCATTCTCCAGAATCTTTGAATCCCATGTGAAGTCGTTCTCAATATATTCAATCGGAGTCCAGTCCGCATACCGTGTGTGGAATACAAAGTGTCCTTCCAGTATCGCCGAAATCGGATTCTCATCCTTATTGAAGATTACCTCCGCCCCTGCCAGATAATCCGGTGTCAGTGCGTTCAGGTCTGCGTTGTAATTGCTCACGATAGATTCTATCGTTTTACACTTCCCATCAGCCCCTACAGCAGGCAGATACTCTGTCTTAAACCTGTTTTCCAGATAGTTGCTCATCATCACACACTTTATGAAGCGGTTATTAGGGTCTGTGTTCTCAGGGAATGCTGCCGTGTTATTCCCCCAGCATTTCCAGCCGCCCATGTAGGAAAAGCCAAGTACACCTTCTGCGTTCAGATAATTATTAACCTGTTTCTTGGTAAGATGAATCTCTTTACCTCCTTCCAGTACCACACCATCAATGGGCACTGCCTTATTATCAGGGGATGTTGGAATCCCTGCATTTTGTGCAGTAGCAAGCTGAAGCATAGCAGCTACAGCAGCGGAAGCATAGATTTCTTCCCCTGCCATAAGTACCTTCGGCCAGCAGAGCACCGTCCAGCGTGAGAAGCACCCTAATTTGTCCTTTGCTTTCTTGATGTCTGCCAGCTTCGTGGTTGTGGTGGATTCCATATCAACTACCGCAATAGCATTGGTAAGATCACCTACCAGCTCTGCCTTAGCCTCCAATGCTGCTGCAACTGTTGCATCTGCGGAATATTTGGGAGCTGATATAATATCCGGGATATACTGAAACTGACTGTATACTTCATCTATAAGCTCAATACCTGTTCTGGTTCCATCCTCTGTTACACCACCGATGATGTCCATTGAAGTAACTCCTTCAGGATTCAGCTTCGTGTATGCAATGATCAATTTACTCTCACCATCCAGTGCACCGCCATCCACAACCGCAACCATTACATATCCTGCATTATTAAATGCAGCAACATAATCCACGTCAACGGTTCCCTGTGCCCCACCAGTAGCAGATACTACCAGTGTATCAAGAAGAATTCCCTCTTCCTCAATCGTAGCTGTTCCCTTTGCCACATCAAATTCCTTGCCAGCCACAGCAGTTACATGTGACGGTTTTGCAGGGTCAAGCACATTGATCATTACCACAGGCGCTACCCCTGTCTTCTGCAATGATGCCAGCATCGTCTGCATCAAAGTGTAAGAACCGTAATTTGTACATACCCCAAGAGACTTTCTTACATCATCTTTGTTACTCACAAGTACGGGCTTGTTCACTGCACTCTTTGGGTCATCCAATAGGTTGACCGGAGCTGTACCAACCGCCACCTGTACTGTAGTAGCCTTTGTTGTCGAGATTGAAATATCAGAATCCCGCTTCGTGTCTATTCCATGCTTATAATCTACCATGGTCTACCTCCTTGTTTTTTCTACTTTTTCATATGCTATGGACAAAAATGAACCGGGTCTCCTCAGTTCATTTTTGCTTTCCACAATATTTTCCATCTGTGTGAACAGATGTTTTGTAAGTTTATTCTGTTCACATGCCTTCCCAATGACCTCATCCGGCTTATACGTAAATACCTGATTGTGCCGGACTATCCCTTTCAGGTCCGGGCCTATATACATATACGTCATATCAAATCACCGATTCCTTCCATGTTCATTTCAGGGAGCTTCCATTTTGTAATGTAGTCACATTCATAGAAATTAGGGAAACACTCCTGATTTATCCGCTTGTGCTTCTCCTTTTCCATCTCATATACCCCTGCAATGATTCCCTTCTTGGTTAAGTGCAGATCTACCTGGTTCATAAGAGATGCCAGAATCAAATTGCCCTGATTTTCTTCATCATACAGCATGATACTGAATATCATATGTATAGTGACAATCCATCTGCCATCCTTATCTGTATCTTCATCATCAATCATAACAATGATGTAGTCTGCCTGCTCTTCTGTCTCTTCTTCATCCTTATAAGGCTTATCCTGCCTGTATATATGGTAGTTTTCCCACACCTCACCATTCAGCTTCTTCAAGCTGTGGCTTGCTGTCAGTCCTTTCAGTTCCTGTATCAGGGCATCCTGCAAATGTAAATCTGTCATCTTACCAACCCTTTCAGCACGACATCGATCTCATGTTCAAGCCGCTTTTGCAGCATTGGTCCCGTTGCCCTCCTGAATTGCGCCATGACTTCCTCATTCTTAATAATCTGTGGGATTGCGGGAGCTTGGACACCTACCAGTTTGGAATCCCTTCTCGAATTCTTTCTCCTGAACAATCCGACGAATTCAGTTTTCTTATCCTTATTGACCCTCTGGATGAATGGGGTATTATTTCCCTTACTTGATTTCAGGGTTCTCCTTGGGTGCCCCCTTTTGACTGCGGCTTTATACGCCGGGACGTTAGGTACACCGTGCGTCCAGTGGATGATGACATCCGGTGTCACAGCCCTTTTGTTATTCCACAGATACAGGTTCCTGTGGTTCCCCGTGTAATCCAATACAGCCGTTGGGTCTGATGCTTTTGCCTTTATGATCTTGAGGGTCTTGGAATTATTAATATCTTTCTGTACGACCTTGTACCTCTTCTTGGTCTCCCTGGCTATCGCCAGCTTACCTGTTGGGTACGCCCTGTTCACAGCCCTTGCGATTACCTTGCCGGACTGGTCGGACATTACACCGAGCCGTCTCTTGATCTCGCTTTCATCAATTTCTATCGTTGTCTCTATCATTGTTTCTCCCTGCTATACAGTATGTCCCCCAACCGCTACCCTGTACATACCTTCCGTATGGGTAACATCCTGTACAAAATACCTTCGCCCATCAAGGTTTATCATTGCATTGATGGACAGTTTTCTTTTGAGTTCATTATCACGGATATATATCACATAACTGGATCGCTGGATTGCTGTTTCCTTGGGGTTCAGTCTGTCTGCGAACTTGCCATATTTATCCCTTTCACTTACAGTTGACTCGTCAACCAGGACTACCGTATATTCTTCACCATCAATCGTATGAGTTGAAGCAAATTCATCCAAATCAAAAAAGGCATTCCCCAGGTCTTCCTGATACGCTTCTTTAAAGTTCATCTTTGGATTCCTCTACGGTTGCTGCCTTTTTATCTTCTTTTTTATTTGTTGTCTCAGCGATGTAATTGGCTTTCTTCATCCATTCCTTATCAATGGCAGACAGACTTGGAATCGTCTGTCCTGCCTTATAAGCCCTGCCACCTACTATGACTGTAGTATTTGCCGTAATTGCCATGTTCTACGTCCTCCTTCGATCAGTCGCCGTATGTCTCATCCTGATACTTTAACACTGCTTCCTGAAGTTCTTCCAGCTTCATGTCTGTTGTCAGTCCGGATAATCCGATGGATTCAGCATAGGAGATCACATCCGCTTTCTTGGCAAGTGCCCTGATTTCTGCCTCTGTCTTCAGTGTTACACCGGGGGTCTCACCTTCATTTGTATCCACGCTGTTATCTGCTTCAGTCTGGCTGGATGCAGGTGTGTCGTAAATATTGGCTATCAGCCATCCATCCCAGTCATAGGGATATGGGACAGGTCTTGAGAACATCTGTACTTCCACAACGTTATCTGTTTCACTTGCCACTACCCTTGGCACGATCCTCTGTGCATAAGATACAAATGATGTACCCTTCACGAATGTTACCTGTGCATATGCAGTTGTGCCCATTGCGGGTCTGAGGAATGCAATCGTACCCTTTGGCAACAGTGGTTTCACTTCACCATCCAGATCCTCATATTCCTCATCATATGTATACATGGTGAATATGACACCATTCACATTAATGTCGCCGTTACGTGTCACACCGTCCGGCAGTTCCTTCTGGTCAATGACACCTGTATTGACATGCAGCTTATTGTAAAAATCAAGGAAATCCTTGTCTGTCATAAGATCCATGGATACGTCCCCTGTCATGACGATATCAGTAGCCTTCACGCCTCTTTTCTTCAGGACTAACGCAATTTTGTAAAATTCCTGGATCTTCTCCTGGGTTGTCATTGCTGACCACGCTTTTGTGAAACGGTACTTATTCTTGAATTCATTTTCATAGAACTGAAGGATCTGCACCTTGTAATTTACATCCTTCGCCGCATCATCAGCTGTTGAGAAATGCTTCATGAAGATCTTGCCCGTGGTAATGATGTCCGCACACATCAGTTCCTGTCTGCGGAAGATAGCCTGTCTCATATCATCCATATGCTCTGATTCAATTTCATTTTCCCTCTGTGCCGGTGTCCTTCCTGATTCCGGTGATTCCCCGAATGCCTTTAATTCCAGTTCTTCCGCTGTAATCGGCATCTTAGGTGCAATGTATGGGGCTTTGACCTCATATGCCCTGTATCCCTCTGATTCCATCGGGATTCCCCCTACCACCGGGATTACGAATGGTGCTGCCCTGCGCCCGCCCTTTTTTGTCTCAATCAACGCTTTCTCCGAATAGAAGGTCTTGCCATCAGGGAAATAACGGTCTTTAAAGAACTGGGCTACAGAGTACATTTTTTTGATGGTTTCGATTAACTTATATGTTTCAACTACCATGTTCCTTCTCCTTTACTTCAAAATAATGTTTTTGGTCCTTAGTGTCTCAATATCCGCATCAGTAAGCTCAGGTGCTGCGGTCACTCCGCTTGCCCGGAACGTACCACTGATATATGCAGGTACTGCAACCTCTGTATCATCCGCTGCATAGCTTGTGTCTTCCTCTGCAATCATGCAGGGTTCTCCACTCGCAGCATGGATGCTGTACTCACCCGCTTCACAGTCAATGACCTGTCCCCTCTTAATTACGCCTGCCGCATCAGCTGTAACCTTAACCTGCACAACCTTGACATCAATCGGATGCTTTGCATCGTAGATCAGGTTGTCCTTTTCCACCTCATATGCCTGTCTGTTCAGTAATGACATCTTATTTTCCCCCTCTCTTGGCATTCACGTATGATGCCATCTCATCTGCCTCATTGTCCTGTCCTTCCCCTGCATCCGGTTTGCCAATTCCAATATCCGTTGCATTAGAATCCTTGGAATCCTTGATTGCTTCCGCCATATATGCAGCTGCCATCATGTCACCCTTCGCCAGTGCCTGGTATGCAAGTGTAGGACCATCAATAGGTTTCTCTCCATATTTCGCTTCGTTAAGCGCTTCCGGTGATACTGTCTTAGCAATTGCGTCAAGTGACCTCATTCTGTCCTTTTCCGCATTTACCCCTTCTGTCCTTGCCTTTGCAGTAGCCGCATCCATCTCGGCTTGTGCCTCAGGATTCTCAGCCAAAAATTCTGTTAATGTCATGGTTTTTCCTCCTTCATTCTTTTTGTCTTTATCAGAAACGGCTTCGCCGATATTCTGCTTTTGCGACGCAAACTTTAAAGCCTGCATGATCTCCTTTGCTTTTGCTTCGGGGATTATCTGCTGTTCTGCCTTAGATGCTACTATCTGATTTGCAAAATCAATCGCATCCTGTTCTGTCTGCTCATCCCTGCTATTTGGATCACCAAACATATAACCGTCTATAAATCCCTGTTCTATCGCTGTCTGAGGACTCATATAGCTGTCATTATCCATCAGCTGCTGTATCTCTTCCCTGCTCTTGCCCGTCTTTTTCACATATGCGTTAATGATGCCTGCGTTAAATTCCTTCAATGCATCAGCTTCCATCTGCATATTCCTGTAATCTCCTTGAGCAGAAGATTGCGCATTATGAATCATGAAGATACCTGTATCAGATATCAGTGCTTCATCAGCTGCACACACAAGTAATGTAGCGGCTGACATTGCGCTGATCACATGGACTGTAACCTTACCTTCATAGTTCTTAATCGCTGTATACATCTCATATCCATATATACACACTCCACCAGGCGAATTGATCTCTATTACCACATCATCCCCTGCTGCCTCTTCCAGCGCTTCTTCTAACTGCCGTGGATATGCTGCATCCCATCCTATCCAGTCATATATCCATCCCATATCATTCGATACGATGGGACCCCTTACCTTAATCTTCTTCATCGTCCTTATCCTCCTCTATCGTTCCCTGAGTCTGTGATTCCTGCAATTCTTTCATCGGTCTCAACGCTTCTGCCAGCTTCTCATTCTCATTCATTAATGTCCTGATATTGTCATCATAATCACTGCCATTGATTGCAGCACATTCATCCTCATGGGTAGAAAGTCCATTACTCATCCTTGTTACTGCGGCATTTACTTCCTTGACCGGATCAAGACATCCCTGCGCTGGTCCTGTCCATGTTGCATTAGTATATGCCTTTCTAATCATTGGATCAGCAAAGAATCCGGGAGCATTTATCCTGCCTTTGCTGACCGCTTCTGCAAACCACATCTCATATACCTGCTGGCAGAAATCATCTGCGAACCACTTCCTGCGCATACTAAAAGAGCGCCATGTCTCATTCAAAGCGCCCTTCGATGCAGAGAAGTTATTCGTAAATTTTTTCATGAGGACTTCCGGGGATATCTCCAGTGCAGCCCCTATCATCATGCAGAATGCATTGACGAATCCTTCATAATTGCCGTTTGGATGTTTGCTCTCTACTGCCTGCACAGATTCCCCTGCCTTAAGGAAATTAATCGTGCCGTTCCCCAGCTTGATTTCATCCTCATCTAAAGGCTTATCCGGGAATTGCCCATTATAGCCCTCGTCATCAACACCGCCGAAGCCTTCCACGTCATTGCCGTTCTCTGTAACAACGAATAGTGAAAACATGGCATTGATGACTGCTGCCATGATCTCCGCCTCCGTGTACCTGGTCATCTGCTTTAATGACGTTATTACCGGTGCCAGGAATGGGACTCCCCTGTACTGTTCCGCCCTTTCAGCATTAAACACATGCAGGATGTTGGGATTGCCTGTCAGTTTTCCCCTTTTCTCAACCCTTGTCCATTGTGGGATCCTTGCATCGTATTCACCGGGGAACGTTGAGCAGATATGGTAAGCCACAACTTTACCCTTCTGGTCAATCTCCACACCATTCATGATGACATTTCCATTCTTCTGTTTCTGGTCATATCCTGTATACTCACCGTCTACACTTCCGGGTGTGCTGATCCTGTCAGCCGATATCAGCCTCAACCTCAACTGGTATGGCATGTATGGTAATTCTTCATCGTAGGTAAGGGTTACAAATTCCTCACCGTTCTTGAGCCAGTCACTGAAGGCAATCTGCTGTAGCTCATAGAAATTGTTAAGGTCGCAGATATCGCAGAGTGTGCTTTCCGCCCATAGGGCAAATTCTTTCTTGATCCTCTGCTGTATGCTTACTGCCTCTTCCTTGCTGATACCCAGAAAGTCATAATCAATCTTAGGCTTTGGTATCAATCCGATCCCTACACAGCTTGTCCTGGTAGCATTGACTGCCGCCACGGCAACCGGCGCATTCATTGCCAGGTCCCTTGTACGTTCCCTTAAAAGCTTCCTGTTCTCTTCAATGTCACTTTTGGGCGATCTGCTGTCTGAATGGTATCGTTTCGCCCATGTTGCACTGGTCGATGCCCCACCATGCGAATATCCACTGTTGGCAAACCTCTCTACAGCCTCTCTCTGTACATCCATTGCTGCTGTGTTTGCTTTCATTTTTGCAATTTGGTTTTCTGCCTGTGCGATCTCCAGCGCACGCCTGGATTCACGCAACGTCTTTCTGTCTTCCCAAAATCCCATTTATGCTCCTATCCCAAGGGTACTGCCCTTACAGTCCGCCGTTTGGACGTTCCATATGTCTCATAGGCATCTATTGCCTGTTCATATGCGCTTATCTCTTCCGATATCTCTTTCAGGCTGGCTCTTGTCATTGTCTGGCCGCCGATTGAATAAGCCTGTCCTCCACCTAATATCTTTAACTTTGCCTTTTTCAGGGCATCCAGCATTTCTTTCGCTTCTGTAAGCTGTGTCTTGTTTTTTATCACTATTGTCATATGCTACTCCTCTATACCGTTTATGGACCTGCGTGGTATATGCCTTGCCTTTGTCTTCTTCATGTAGTTGATACCTTTTTTCAGTTTCTCTTCCAGAGTGTCCCATTCAGGCCTAAGGATTTCCTCAACTGCATAATTGTAATTGAATAAGTCAAGCGGCTCGTTTCTTGCACCGCTTTTCTTTACCCATACTTTTTTAATTACACCATTGACTTTCTTGGTAATCTGCCGTTCTGCGGTCAAACCTTTGAAATACTCTTCATCATATCCCCTGCTGTCACCCGCCGGGAAATGGCAATATCCCGGACCCGCTTCTTCAATCTTGAGCCTGTTCGTAATATCCTCTTTCCCTGAGTCAACCCCAAGGATACGGATCATTGTACGGTCAACCACTATTTCCTTCCCATTATGCTCTTCCTTGATATCAACGATTGTCTTTTTATACAACAAAGGGATATCCGGTTTGCCCGCATATCCCTTGACTCCGTAGCATTTCTTCCCGGCGGCTTTCATCTTCTTGACCCACTTATATGTCTGGTTTGTGAAGTGTCCGCCGGTATCAATCGCAAATCCGGCAATATTCAATTCTCTTCCATCTTCAAAATATAAAGTCTGGTCAAGGTACGCCTCCAGCTGATTCCATGGTTCATCCTTGATCAGGTCCCCATATATCTCTGTCTTATAGATACCCCATGTCTCATAGTTCCTTGCCCAGCCCCTTATCTCTACCTCGAAACGGTTGTCCTGTACATCCACTGCCGCTGTCAGTAAGAGTACCCCTTCCGGTATGTCTGCTTCAAAAGATTCCGATCTGGTTTCAAGTGTTTCCTCGCTTACCGCATCTACCCCGGAAGCTTCTTCCCACGGTTCACCCAATACGGTATTAACAAATACCTTCATGTCCTCCACATCGTGGAATTTCTTTAGTTTCTCATCTGCATCCTTGAAATTGTCAATGATTTCCTGCCATTCAACAAATGGGCTTGCCATCTCATTAAGCCTGAATGAACGTGACTTCTTTCGTTCCGGGTGGTGTGCTATCCACTTATGATTGCTTTCTTTCCATGTTCTTTCCGGTATCAACACCCCACATGATTCACATGCCATTGACACCGTATCAAAATCCACCCTTCTGAAACTGTATGGCTGCCATGCCCCACATTCGGGGCACTGTACACTCCATTCTTCCATGCTGCCTTTATTATAAGCAGATTCTATCTTGCTTCTCCCTGCGATGGTCGGAGTGGATGTCTTAATATGCTTTTTATTCCAATAACTTGTTGCTCTCTTTTCAGCCAACTTTATAGGGTTTCCTTCACTCCCGGCTGATTCTGGAAAACGGTCTGTTTCATCCATCCATATGATTCTTCGTGGGTCTGATGCCAAAGAACTTGGTGAATTAGCGCCACTTATTGCAATGTTACCACCTGGATAGCTCTTTAGTAATATTGTATTATTGGAATTCCTTGCTTTAGGGTCTGCGACTTTATCAGCAAGTTGTGGTATATCCTCAATCATTTGTGCCAGCCTAGTTTTGGAGAATTTCTCCGCATCCTTAATGGTCGGCATTACCAGCATCTGCGTAGCTGGTTCATAATCTATGTAATATGCGATGCCGCACATTATAATCGTAGTCTTTCCTACCTGGGATGAACTCATAACCGCCACATCCACAACCTCAGGATCTGTAATTGCATCCATAATATCTTTCTGGTATGGGATTGTATCGGACGAGTACCGTCCTGACTCGTTAGAACCTTCAGGCAGCACCATATATTTATCAGCCCACTGACTGATCGTCATTGGTTCTTTTGGTCGAAGATTCCCGGCTAACCTACACATTAACTGTAGTGTATGCCAGCTTACCTCTCTACTCATTATCCTCATCATCTCCCAACGAACTAAGCGCCTCACCGGATATCTCAATATGTTCGTCAGAATAGAAGTCTGCTGCATTGTAGCTTGCCAATTCTACTAATGCATTATCTATTTCCGTCTTCAGTATCTTTTGTATGTCTATTCTGGACTTTCCTTCCAGCTTTCTTGCCAGCTTAGAAGGAAGTGCTGTCATCTTCGATTTGAATCGTGCAAACATGTCCGTCATGACTGCTTCGACATCCTCAGCCTTATGTACTTGTCCTTTGATCAACTGTAATTTGATCTCTGTAATCTGTCTTTTCAGATGTTCATGCTGTGCCTTTTCCTCATCCAGATTCAGTTCCGTATCGTCCTCTACATCATTCTGAGAATTCTTACTGGCATTTGCAACCTTGAGGAATGTAATGTACCCCTTTGCCGAATTCCAGAGCAGATAACGACCATGTGAATCACGCTGAACGATGCCCTTATCAGCGAGGTCTCTGATCGTCCTGTCTTTCAGTCCAAACAAGGCTTCCAGGGTTTTTGACGGTACTGTAATTTTCTCAAATTCTGCTGTTTCTCTGCCCACATTGTCACCTCCCAGGTTCGGCATCGGCAATAAAAAAATAAAAAAAAAGGCGCCTAGCCAAGGATTGGGCTCATCGACCCGCATCAGACCATGCTGCGCCGGGAGAACCTAAACAGATGTTCTGCTAAAAGTTCCCCTGATTTTAAAAAAAGGAAGGACACCGAACCGATCCAAAAATCTGCCAGGTGTCCTTGCTCCTTACGGAGACAAGCAATTTTTCTTTTGCGTCAGTATAACTATATCACACTTTCGCACTTCGTTTCACTTCGTTTTACTTCGTTATCTATAAAATTTTTATAAACTTTGAAGTTTTTCGAGGTGATCCGCCCTTATTGGCTTCCTTTTTTCTTTATTTAGTTGTCATGGTCCGGTGTCGGCTTGTACTGCTCTTCGCCTGTCTCGATGTAGAGCAAGAAGTCATTTATCTTCTTTTCGCTCCATCCTGCACTGCGCAACCCCAGTACAAGCCTTGCATTTTCCTGCATATTCATTTCATCCATATGCTCTCCTTTCTTGATATTTGTCTTTCGACAATATCAATATACATTATTTTTT